AAGTCTCGTCAACGAACAGTTAAAAATGTATGGTATTGAGGTATATTATATGCCTCGCAAATACCTGACGAAGTTTACTGTAATCAAAGAAGTAATTCAATCAGAGTTTGACAATGCCTATCCTATTGAGGCATATGTGGATAGTTATGATGGATATGGCGGTGAAGGCACTATCCTCTCAAAGTTTGGCATTCAGGAAAAAGATGATCTAACACTTATCGTCTCAAGAGAAAGATTTGAAGATTATATTACACCATTAATTAAGAATTTACCCAACGTTGAGTTGGCAACCAGACCCAAAGAAGGAGATTTGATTTACTTCCCTCTAGGTGAAAGACTGTTTGAAATCAAATATGTAGAGCATGAGCAACCCTTCTATCAACTTCAAAAGAACTACGTTTATCAGTTAAGATGTGAGCTGTTCAGATATGAAGATGAAGTTATTGATACCGGTGTTGAGACCATTGATGATGAGATTGAACAAATCGGACATATGACTACACTGCGACTCCTGGCAGTCGGTGTAGGCACACAAGCAACAGCAAACGCTAGTATGTGTACTGGTGGTTCAGTTGGAAAAGTTATTTTATCTAACATGGGTAAGGGTTATGTTGACCCACCCCGTGTAGCGTTCTCATCTGCTCCAGATGGAGGTACAACAGCAGTTGGTTTCGCCTCACTATCATTTGACTATGTTGGATGCGATGGACAGACCGGTAGAGTCGTATCCATTAATCTTACAAATGCTGGATGTGGATATACAGAAACACCTCTAGTTACATTCCATAGTTCCAAAGGAAGTGGAGCAGCAGGAACTTCTATTCTTGTTCCTACCACATCTGTACAATCCGTCTCTATTGCTAATAGCGGTGGAGGATATTTGAGAGCACCCGAAGTTGGTATCTCTACACCTAAACATGTTGGTGCTGCTGCTACAGCAACCATTGAATACCCTATCGGAACAGGTTCAAGTGTAATCGCTGGTACTGTTAGTGTTGGCATCGCTACTTATCTGTTCCCGCATGGAACAACAGGTGGTGTTTATTACAAGCAAGCACCTACTGTAACTTTTGCTGGTCCAACTGGATCAGGAGATGCTGCTACAGCAACAGCAATTATGGATCCCATCTCTCTCGCAGGTGGTACGGTTAAGAAAGTTTCAATTGGCGATAGTGGTAGATTTTATACTAGTCCTCCAACTGTAACTATTAGTCATCCAGGAACAAGTGTCGCATCTGCTACCATTGATAATGGTGGAGGTATTGATGGATCTAGTATTGATGAAAATTCAGTAGCATTTACTACAACTGGCAGAGCATATACAACAGCACCAACTGTTAGTATTGGAATAGGTACAGGAACAGATACACCATCAGAAGTTGCCATTGGTATTGCTACTATTCATCCAATCCTTGGTATTGTAACGGCAGTTGGTTTCAATACTGCCACCAAACCCTGGTGTGTGGGAACAGGAGCAACAATTGGCGCTGGATATACAGTGAGACCAACTATCTCTTTCACTGGTTCTACAGGAGCATCAGCAGCAACAGCGACGGCAACAGTTTCTATCGCTGGAACTGTTAGTACTATATCTTTGGGCAGTAGTGGATTTGGTTATGTATCTACCCCAACTGTATCTGTTGCAGGACCTGGTGGTATTAGTACAGAGTTTCTTGCTACTGGTATTGCCACAATTAGGTATGATTCAATCAAGACAGAAGGAACAATTGGTATTGGTTCAGCAGTAATTACTGGTATCAATACGACCAATATGATCATTGGCGATAGAGTTCGTTTAGAAACAGGATATGATCATCCACAACCTTCTATTCAGATTATTCCATCAGATACATTTGTAACAAGTATTGGTTCATCATTAATTGTTGTCAACAATTCAACTACTGGTATTGCTACAACCACTAGGACAGTAGAGGTTGGCATTCAAAATTGTGGTATTGTGACTGGTATTATTGTAACATATGGTGGAGGAGGTTATTTGACCGCACCCACTGTCACTATTAGTAATGATACATCAGAAAAGAATTATTCTACTGAAGTAGAGGGTGTAGTTAGAGCGACTGGGATTAGTAGTATCAACACTGCTGGATTTGTAACTTCTATTCTTCTATCTGATGCTGGTGCTCAATATGTATTAACACCAGAAGTTGTAATTGAAGTTCCTTCTTACGTTGGTGTTACAACTTCAAGTGGTTCGTTCGTATACAATGAAATTGTAACAGGCGGAACATCAGGAGCAACAGCAAGAGTCAAAGAATATGACGCTGTAGCAAATACCCTTGAGATTGCTATTGTTAGCAAAGAATTTGTTGCCGGAGAATCAATCACTGGTTCTGAATCTGGGGCAGTTGGAGTCGTCAGTAAAGTCGGTACAGATGTTGGATCTTATGATGAGGTTACACCATTTGCCGATAATGATAACATAGAAAGAGAAGCAGACTCTATTATAGATTTTAGCACTAAAAATCCTTTCGGAATGCCTTAACAATTAATAAGGTTAAATAGTACTATATTCGTATAAGAATGGGGAGCAATGTTTGAATATTTTTATAACGAGATCTTAAGATCGACCATCATTGCTTTTGGTTCGTTATTCAACGACATACAGATAAAACATAAAGATGGTGATGATGATGTTTGGAGTGTGATTAAAGTTCCGCTTGCTTATGGTCCTACACAGAAGTTTTTAGCAAGATTAGAACAGACTCCTAAACTAAACACTCCTGTTCAGATGACACTTCCGAGAATGGCATTTGAATTTATTGATCTAGTTTATGATCCCGAAAGAAAAGTATCAAAGACATCAAATTTTGTAGCAACATGTGCTGATGGTACGGAAGTAAAAAAGACATATATGCCTGTACCATATAATATGACATTTGAGTTGTCAGCAATGACAAAACTCAATGATGATATGCTTCAAATTACTGAACAAATTCTTCCTTATTTCGCACCAAGTTATACGATTCCCATTAAAGTGCTCGGTTGTGTGAATGAGGTTATGAATGTTCCTATTGTGATGGATAATATCACAATGGAGGATGACTATGAGGGGAATTTTGATACAAGAAGGGCATTAGTCTATACATTTAGATTTACTGCCAAAGTTAATATGTATGGTCCTGTTAGAGATGTGTCCTCTAGCATCATTGATAAGGTCAACATTGGATATATTGGTGGTTCTAGATCTATTGTTAAGGGATCTGCCCCATCTTATGAAAGAGACGTTAATTATAAAGTTGTACCAAGAGCACTCAAAGATTACGACGGTGTTATTGTTACTAACTTGGCAGCAGATATTACCGATGATGATACTGTAATTGAAGTTCTTGATGGAACGAAGATTACGGTAGATACTGATATCTACATTGATGAAGAATTGATGTATGTTAGAAATATTACTGGCAATAAACTAACTGTTGATAGAGCAAAAGATCAAACGACTCTCCAAACTCACGTTTCTGGAGCAGCGGTACATGGAATCACAGTTGCTGATACTTCGTTTATTGAAGTTGGAGATAACTTTGGATTCGATGGTGGATTTATCTAATGACTATTATGACAAAAAAGTATGACAAGTTGGATGAAACCTTTGACGTTGAATCGACAGAAATAGTAAAAGAAAAGGTTGATAGTAAAATCGAACAAATTAAATCTTCCTCTGAAGATATCCGTAAAGATTATGAATATACGAGGGGCAATCTCTACTCGATTATTGAAAAAGGTCAAGAAGCAATAAACGGTATTCTTGAACTTGCTCAAGAAAGTGAAATGCCTAGAGCATATGAAGTTGCTGGTCAACTCATCAAAAATGTTTCTGATGCGACAGATAAATTGATGGATCTTCAGAAAAAACTGAAGGATGTCAATGAAGAAAAAGATCAAAAAGGACCTACTACAGTCAACAATGCTTTGTTTGTTGGTTCAACTGCAGACTTACAGAAAATGCTGAAGAACGTTTCAGAAGGGGATAAATAAGATATAATAGAAAGTCTTTTACAAGGATGGAATCGTTTAATAATGAAATTTTATCAGACTTTTTTGTTCTCGTAGACTCTGAGAATAAGAAAAAAGTTGAAAATAATATCGAAGAAGAGAAGAAGAAAAAGGATATTATAGGAGAGGTGTCTCTTGATGGACTTTTTGCGTCTATTTCAGAGGAAAAAAAGAAGGTAAAGAAGAAAAATAAGGAAATAATAGGGGATATATCTCTTGATGATCTGTTTTCATCGCTTTCAGAAGAAAAAAAGAAGACTAAAGAAATAGAGATCAACAAAAAACAAGAATTAGAGCAACTTAAGAAGGAAGCAAAAGTATTTGAGTCTTTCTTATTTGATGAAAATCAGAAAGAAGAAGAAAAACCCCAAAAACCAACAAAAATCAAACGCAAATCCTCCAAAAAAGCGACCACTACAGATAAAAAAGAAGAAAAAGAGGAGATTAAAGAAAAAGTTGATGAAAATCTTCAAAAATCAATCGATATTCTTAATAAATTAGTACCTAAAGAAGAAAGGATTGATGAATCTGAGACAGAAATTTCAATATTAAAGCGTGAGGTAGATCAATTGCGTAAGATGGTCTACGAGACTGTCAGAACTGCCGCTGCTCAAGGTGGTGGTGGTGAAGTTCGTTTGGAGTTCTTGGATGATGTTGACAGAGACAGTGCCAAGGTCAATGACAAGGTACTTAAGTATCAAACATCTACAGGTAAGTGGGTTGGTGCTGATGCAGGTAGTGTAGTTGATTTAGGACCACTTACAAACATTGCTGCAGCATCAACAACATCAATTGATAATGGTATGACTTTGGTCTTTGATGCCGCATCTGGTCAATTCATTGCATCCACTGGTTCCTCTGGTAATGCAACATCTATTGCAGGATATGCAATCACAGGTACACCTAGTGACAACGATGTTCTTACATTCAACGAACCAGGTAGTGTGTGGGAATACGATTCACCATTCACTATTGTTGATTTGTCTGATGGTGTTCAGGATGGTCATCAAGACTATGGTAGTTTTAGTTAAGTACTTATACTAAATATAATATAGGATAATTAGTAGGATACTACATGGCATCTCCAACCCTCAAGTTTAAGAGAGGCGCATATGCTGACCTACCAACTTTAGCAGTTGGCGAACCCGGTTTTACCACTGATAGATATCAACTATATGTTGGTTCTCCTACCGGCAACCAACTTGTTGGTGCAGGAGAATTCTGGAGTTTGAATTCTAATATCGTTGGTGGTGGCATTAAACTATATGAAGGTACCAATAATGGTACAGATTTTATTGAGTTAAAGGCAAATGATTCCCTGAGTGGTATTACCACATATTCATTTCCAGTTGCTGGAAGTAGTGGCCAATTCCTCAGAATTCAAAGTATTACAACCATTAATGGTGACTCTACTGTTGGTTTAGGTTGGCAGGATGTAATTACAGATCTTGTTGAAGATACTTCTCCACAACTTGGAGGAAACCTTGACCTCAACAGTCGTAATATTACTGGAACAGGTGACCTTAACTTTACCGGTGGTATCACTCTTACTGGTAGTATCATTGTTGGTGGTACTGTTGATGGTAGAGATGTTCTAGATGATGGACAAGCTGGTGATAATCTGGTAACTCTGAGTGGTGTTGCAAGAGATGCAACTAACCTTGGAACATTTACTGGTACAACAATTGCTGATAATGTTGGTATTAAAACCGCATTACAAGAATTAGAAACAGAACTTGAAACTATTGCTGGTGGTGGTGC